ATTTAAGAAATTTAACTACATTAAATATGGCTGGTTGTAATCAACCAACAATAACAGATGCAGCATTTACTAATTTAACTAATTTAACTACATTAGATATGAGTCGCTGTAATCAACTAACAGATATAGCATTTACTCATTTAACTAATTTAACTACATTAAATATGCGTAACTGTAATCAACCAACAATAACAGATATAGCATTTACTCATTTAAGAAATTTAACTACATTAGATATTACTAATTGTAATCAACCAACAATAACAGATGCAGCATTTACTAATTTAACTAATTTAACTACATTATATATGTTTGCTTGTAATCAACCAACAATAACAGATGCGGCATTTACTCATTTAAGAAATTTAACTACATTAAATATGGCTGGTTGTAATCAACCAACAATAACAGATGCAGCATTTACTAATTTAACTAATTTAACTAGTTTAGATATGAGTCGCTGTAATCAACCAACAATAACTCCACAAATGAGGGCAAATTTAAGACAAAGAATTCCTAAATTTTGGGCTTAATTATATTAAATAAAGATACTCTTACAAATGTTAAACATAATAAAGAACTAATAAATTATCTTATCCAACTAAATGTCTATAGAAGAAAGATAATCGATCAATAGAGATAAGGCTTCAACAAAGAAAATAAAAACAATTATTTAATTTATAAAAAATGATATTTCATATCATTTTTTATTGTTGTTTTGGCAAAGCCATATACGCACTTTGGGCTACGCTACGCTCTCAACTAAATCGGCCAAAATTATTTTATATATTTTAATATGATATTTAGATATGATATTAAAATTGATATATTTAAAAAAATTGATTTTTTTCCTTTAATTTATTTTCATATAATGGTAATAAATATTTCTCAATATATGCTTCTTTAGTTAATATCATTTTAATACGAGTTACTTCTTCTCCTATTGCGGTTGTTGCAATTGTTTTAGAATTTGGTATATCATTAAATCCAAAATATTTATAACAATTAATAGCAGGCATATTATCATAAGTTACACCAAGTATAACAGGTAGATCATTTATAAATCCATCTGTTAGATAGTTATACCAATGTTTAAGCAGTGATTTTATAACTGCTTTACATCCACCTTTACCTCTATTTAATTCAGAAGTAAATACATTCGTAATATACAGACATTCCTTTGTTTCTTCTCCTTTAGCCATTGAAATTATATGATTATCTAATATTGCAATTGCAAAAATACCATTCAAATATTTAGGTCTTTTTATAAATATATCCATAGAATCAGAAGAATATCGATTAGCTAGATTCTCAAAATCTTTTTTAAAAATAGAATTTTTACTAATATAATCTATATCTTCTTGATTATTAAAATTTAATATTTTTGTCTCCATATACTATGAAAATAAAATTAATTCAAAAAATGATATTTCATATCATTTTATATTGTTGCTCGCTTCGCTCTCAACTAAATCGCGCGAAATTAATTTATATATTTTAATATGATATTTTGGTATAATATTAAAAATTGATTTAAACTTGTATTATTATAAACTTTATAGTTTATAAATAAAATGTCAATAAATCATTACATATATTTGTTATTTGACAATATAAATCCGAGTAGATATTTATCATACGAAGTTCATAAATTAGGAAGAAAAATTGGTTCAACATGTAATATGAAAACTAGAATGAAACCTTACTTAACAGGACACCCTGATAAAGTACCATTAGAATGTTATTATAAAATATTAAATCATGAATTATATACATGTTATGCAATAGATAATATGATTAAAATTAAATTTGACGAATATAATTTAAAAGGTAGTGGTGGAATAGAATTTTATGAAGTAGATAAAGTTACGCAAAAAGTTCTTGAAGAATATTTTGATGAAATGGGTATAAAATGGGAAAAATTAACAGAAGTTATAGATGAAGACAATCATAAAATAACTAAAGAAGATATTCAAAATTTAGCATATGATATTGAACATAGTAATTCATATTCTTTAGATAAAATTATTCTAGAGAAAACATATGATTTATTAAATAAATATATTGATCAAATAAAAGAAAGAGACATTATTAAAGAATTATTACAAATAGATGAAAATTTATTTGATTATTTATTAGATAATTATGATGATTCATTAATTATTAAATTAAAAGAACAAAATAAAGATATTATTGATGATCAAATAGAAACTATATTAATTACAAAATTATATTTTAATAATTATGATAAAGGTATATGGAATTTATTTTGTAGATATGGTAAGACTATGTTAAGTAGTTTATTTTGTACTACAGAAAGTGAATATAAAAAGATTTTAATTGTAGTACCTTCATTATATCTAGTAGGTCAAACATATAAGACATGGGTAAAATATTGGCCTATTGAAATAATCAAAAAAATATGTTGTGAAGAAAATATAGGTAATGAGCAGGATATATATAATTTTTACAAATCTAATGAAAATTGTATTTTTATTTCAACATATCATTCAAGTGAAAAATTTAAAGATTATAAATTTGATATTTGTATTTACGATGAAGCTCATAGAACTGCTGGTAGTAAATATGATACAACACAATCTTTAGCATCATCAAATAGTGAAAGTGATGAAGATGTTCCAAAAATTAAAGTATTTAAGTTATTATTAGAAAGTAAAAATATTAAACAAAAATTATTCTTAACAGCTACTAAAAAAGTTTATAATGGTGATGAAGATAATATATATTGTATGGATGATGAAAATATTTATGGTAAAACAATCGTATCAGTTAGTGCTATTAAAGCTAAAGAACTGGGTCGTATTTGTCCATATAAAATAATGACAATTAAAACTACACCAAATGAAATTACTTTTGATTTAGAAAAATTCTTTGAAGAAAATAAATTAAAAGAACATCAAATTAAAAGATTGACAGAATTAAAAGAACGTTATATAATGTTTGCCAAAGGATTGATTGATTGTATGAGAGAAAATGAAATTAAACATGTTATTACATTTCATGAATATATTATTAATTGTAAATTTTTTAGTAGAATATTAAACAATATTAATAAGACAGAAAATTTATTAAAAAATGTTGAATATATTACAGGAAATGACAATAAAAATAAACGTAAAGAAATTATTAAAGATTTTGAAACAAAAGATTATAGTATATTATGCAGTGCTAAAGTATTACAAGAAGGTGTTGATATTCCAAAATGTGACGGTGTAATATTTATTGATAATAAAACATCAAATATTGATATAACCCAATCACTTTCGAGATGTTTAACTTCTCTTAAAGATAAAAAAGCATATATAATGATTCCATATGTAGATGGTGATGATTTAAAAAATGATGAAAAGACGAATGATTTAAGATTATTATTAAGAAATATTAAAGAAATAGATGAAAATATACAAGAATATTTCAAGAAATATAATGAAATTGATTTTGATAATAAAACAAATGAAGAAAAAGAAGAAGAATTAAGGTTATTAAATATTAAATATAATGTTAATATTGAATTAAATTTTATTAATGAAATGAGAGAAATCTCGTATTTACCTTATAAACAAGCAAAAGAATTAATTAAAGAAAAATATAATGATTTGAATGATTATAAAAATAATATTGAAGAATTTTCAAAAGAATTACCAATTGATGCCGATAAAATATATAAACGTTTTGGATGGAAAAATTGGAATGATTATTTAGGGTTAGAAAATAAAATGAATTTATTTAGAATTAGTAAATTAATTCAAAATGAGAATGAAAGAAGAAAAAAATTATTAAATCGTGGATTAACAATACAAGAATCAATTAAATATATATTAAAGATTAATAATACAGGAATGATGTCCAAGGAATTATATACTGAAATAATACATTATGATGTATGTAGATCATTAAATACCCCAACACCTGATGCAACAGTTAGTGCAGAATGTGGTATTTTATATAAGAAGCAAATTATTAATAGAACTAAAGAACAACCCTATAAATATTCATATAACGGATATAATGAATTTGAACTAATAGATTCGAAAGAAAAATATATTGAATACTGTAAAAATATTAATAAAGAATTAGATCAAAATATTGAACCTGAAAATGGAAATTGGATTAAATTTTGTTTAAAAGAATATGATGAATTAGTTGAATGTCATTATAAATCAGATGAATTAAAAGAAGTTTTTAAAAATGAAAAAATATCAAATGATACACAATACAAAGAAAAATCAAAAGTAAATAAAAGATTAATCAATTATGAATATATTTCAAATGGATTCTATAATGAATCGAATTTAGGAATTAATTTAGATAAATTATATTTTATTGAAAAACAAAATATAAGAAGAATTTAAAAAAAATATTTAGTTTATAAACTTTAAAATTTTATTTATTATTTTAAAGTTTTTATTTAATATTTTAAAAAATTGATTTAAGAAATTATTAATATATAATACTATAATATGTCATATAAAGAAATGAACCAATTTGAATCAACAATCACATCAATTCGCAATACTCTTCGTGTAGAAGGTATTACTGGGTTAGATTCAATTAATCATTGTGTAGCCCTACTAGTATCAAGATATTTAACAATTGAAAAATGCAAAGAATTTGGTATACCATTAGAATTTGCTTTTGAAAATTTTCTTAAAAATAAAGATGGAACAAAATGTGATGATCAAACAGCAATTTCTAAATTTTATACTCAAGATGCTACCAAAGATTGTTTATATGTACATCTTCATGATAAATTAAATTTTAATAGTTTTAAATTTAAAATAAATGCTCCATTAAACTTTTTAAAAATTTATGAGTTATTAGATCATATTAATATAAGTAGTTTATTTGATAAGATTGATATTGTTGGTGCTATTTATGAATTACATTTAAAGACTGGTACAACTGGTAGTGGCATGAGAGATTTAGGTCAATATTTTACAAATCGTGAAGTAATTAAGTATATGATTAAACTATGTGATCCAAAATTAAAAGAGAACGGAAATATTGAATCTATTTTAGATCCTTCTATGGGAACTGGTGGATTTTTATCCATGTCAATTAAGCATTTAAATAAAAAACATAAAAATATAGATTGGAAACTAAATAAAAAAAGAATTTATGGATTTGATGTAGATGAAACAGTTAAAAATATGTCAATATTAAATGCTTTATTAGAATGTGGACAAATCTTTAGTGAAACATTTGTAAAAAGAGATACATTACATGATGATTATAAAATTAGTGAAAATGTTTTAATTGATAAAGTTGATATTATATTAGCTAATGAACCATTTGGTTTAAAAAATATTGTTCATAAAAATGTATGTAAAAGAATTAAAGATTTAAAGATTGAAGGAACTAAAGCAGAACCATTATTTTTACAATTAATGATGCAATCTTTAAATATTAATGGAAGATGTGCTGTTATTGTTCCAGACGGTGTATTATTTAATGATGCTAAATTACATAAATTAACAAGAAAATACTTATGTGATAAATTAAGGTTAGCAAAAGTAATATCATTAGAAGATGGACTATTCTTAAATACTGGTGTTAAATCAAGTATTCTATTCTTTGTGAATGATGGAGAAACAGAAGAAGTAGAATTTTGTAAAATTAAAATGTCAAATGGTGAAATAGTTGAAGAATCAGTTATTAAAGTAGATATTGAAGAAATTGAAGAAAATGATTATTCTTTATTTGTTAATAAATATAATATTGTCGAAGAAGAGAAAATTGAAGGAATTGAATATAAGAAATTAG